GCCTGCTAAAGAAGCGGGTATGCAACTAGAACAGCAAGGCAAGCTGCCAGAAATGAAAGCGCCCGAGCCTATTGAAGAACCAGAGACGGCTCGTATGAATCTGGTCGGCCCAGCCGAAAATGTAATGGCTCCCATTACAACTTTTTTTAATAGCATTAAACCTGCCACCATAACACCAGAACAAGTTTCTCAATACCACAATAACGTTAAGGGTTTCCTTAATGACGTTGCCGAATTTGTTGGTGGTAAAAGTACAGAAGAAGTTAAACGTTATCAAGAAGAAGGGCAACCAGAACCTACGCCCGTTACTGGTCCAGATGTAAGCGCTCCATTAGAGCCAGGCCCAGAACTTGATAAACGCATGGCAGTTTTAAATAATTTCTTTGATAGCCTAAGCCTTGCACCAAAAGAAAAAGAAGCTTTAACTTCTGGTCTGGTTAAGCAATTACCTGGCATGTCGGTTACTGACCAAACAAATGCTTTTAGAAGTTTATTACGTTTACCTAATATAAATACCGTACGTGGTATTAAAGAGCTGCGTGAAAAGTTTTATGATGCAGTATCTAGGTATGATCGCCGCCGTACAGGTCAAGATGATTCTGCGCTGCCATATAGCTCTAGAGATACTATGCGTAGCACCGACCCATTGGTCGAGAGACGTATTAATAAAGCCATTAGAGATTTAGAAAATATACCTAAAGATGAAAGAACTTCAGCAGATAATGCTGCGCATACTTACTTTAGAGCTTGGCCATATATAACTGCAATGCGCTCGGCTGCGTTTGATTTAGCCGTTCCGTTTAATAGCCGCTCTAATGGTAGTACATATGCAGGGCAAACATCTGAGACAGCTAAAGAATTTGCTAAGTGGGTAGAAGAAAATTTACCTGCCCAAGAGTTCCGCCGCTTTGAAGCTACAGTTAACGAATACAAACGTGAGATTGCACGTGCTGATCAAGCCATAGAAAACATGAACAAACGCCAGCAAACTGGCAAAGTTGGTACTATCTATGAAAGAATGTTAGGCCGAGCACCTACTGGAAAAGTACCGGGTGTGTTCGATGCTGGTTTAAATAAAAAGCCTGGCGAAGTTGTTAAGCTAGATCCAAAAGACTTTTATCAATTACACCCAGGCGTTGTAGCTAAAATACAACAGGGCGATTTAAAAGGTGCATTAACTTTACTGGCTAAAACCCCTAGCCCACAAGCTAGTAATAAAGTTAAGTTTAACGCTAAGTTAGCTCAGCGTTTGCTTGATCTGAATTTGCAGACTTCTTTGCTTACTGACAATCAAGAAACTATGGCAGTCCGTTTAGTTAAAGAAGCCAATGGTCAACGCCGCATGGTGCTTCAACATTTCCAAAGCTACGAGTGGGGCAATGAGCTTATTAAAAAATATGGTTTAGATAAATCCCCTACTAATGAACAAAACATTAGAGACATATATAAAGGCTTATCAGAAATAGCTGTTAATAAACCTAATATATCTATCGAAGAGTTTTCTCCTATTCTTGCACAATTTAACAAAGCGCTAGAGGCTTTTCATGATGCTGTTGTAACACTAGATTCACCTGGTATTTATGTAGATGCTTGGAATACTATTAATTTAAATAGTAAAGCGTTTGGTTTTAGTGAGGGTGTTTTCTTGCATGAATTAACCCACGCTGCTACTTACTATTCTTTAGATGAGCAAAACTATAACGATCTAAGCCAGCAACAAAAAGAAGCTGTTAATGAATTAAAAGAACTATATGCCCATGCAACTGAACAGTTTGATAAGCATATGGTTAAAGGTTTGACAGATAATAAATACATTGAAGTAAATGGTCGTAAATTTATATATGATGAAATTTATTATGGCTTTAACAACATTCATGAGTTTGTAGCAGAAGCCTATTCAAATTGGGAATTCCAAGACTATCTAAAAGCCATGAAGTATCGTGGCACTGACACTGGTTTATGGAGCAAGTTTGTTCAAAGCGTTATTAAGTTATTTAAATTAGATAACGTATTAGGGTATACCCTAGCCCATGCCGATGCTATTATGCGTCCTACTCCTGTAGTCAATGGCTATGTAGCTAGTCCAGCGGTTGTACCTGCCAAGATACGCACGGTACTATCTGGGATGATGCCGACTAACCCAGGTAATCTTGGTTACGTTAATAATTTGTTTAATGGTAAACCCGAATTTAGTATGGCTAAAGATGCCATAAAAAACTTTTTAACCAGCGTTAATGATACTGCTCGTCAATATTATTTGGGTGCTTTTACTTTACGTCAGTTAGATGAAATTATTGGACGCCGTATTCCACAGGTTCGTGAATTTATTAATAGCACCGAACGCATGCTTGATAGCCGCAATCAACAACTAGAAAAAACAAGGGACATTATTAACCCTTGGATGGAATGGCAAAACAAAAATCCAAAAGAAAGCGAGAAGCTTAATGCTTTGATGATTGACTCTACTTTACTTGGTGAAGATCCTGACGCTAAAAACGGCAAAACTTCTGATAAAGATATTAATGACGCATGGAATAACCTAAGCGACCAGGCTAAAGATATATACCGAAAGGTTCGTGATTTTTATAAACAACAATATGAAAATTACGTATCAATAATTCTTGATAATAAAAAACAATCTATGCTAGGCGCAGGTTTTAGTGAAGCCGATATTGCTGCACACGATAGAATTAAAAAGTTAAATATTACTGGTATTAAAGAACTACGTGCTCGGCTTGAGAAAAAAGGTCTAGCTGAACCAGATATACGTGCAACTATTGCTGCTGGTATAAAAGAAGCATTATTAGCTAAAGGGTTTACTAATGAAGAAATTGATGCACACAACCAGTTGTTTGCTATTGAAGATCACTTTGCTCGTAATAAAGTAGAACCATATTTCCCAATTCGTCGTTTTGGTAAATTCTCAGCTCAATTCTTTAAGGGCAAACAAAAAGAATTTTATACATTTGAATCGTCTTTTGCACGTGATAAATTTGTAAAAAAACGTTTAGAAGAATTAGGTAAGACATTTGATCGTCAAAATGATTTGCATTTGGGTAATTCTATACAAGATTTAACCTCATCTAACTTGCAAGACTTTGAGTTTTTAAAAAATCTTAAAGACATGATTCAAAATACTCAGGGTGCTGATACTACAGAATTACGTGGCAATTTAAATGCCGCTTTGGACCAGCTTTATTATTTGACTCTTCCAGATAAAAGCGTACGTAAGATGTTCCTTAACCGTAAAGGAACTGCTGGTATGGATAAAGATATGCTTCGTGCCTTTGCGCAGTCGGCGTTTCATATGGCCTATCAACAATCTCGTTTTAAGTTTAGCCGTGAACTATCTGGTCACTTAGAAAGAGCACGCCAGTTTGCTTTTGATAAAGGCGACATAGAAGGTAAAGTAGATAAGGACTACGTAAAAGAATTAAGCGAGCGCTACAAATTAATTATGAATCCGCCAGATAGCGGCCCCGTTGCAGGGTTCTTATCCGGTGCTTCTTTTGTATGGTACATGACCTCACCAGCTTCGGCTATAACAAATATGTTAGGTGTACCAGCAGTAGGCTTTCCGGTAATATCCGCACGCTACGGTGCTGGAGGAACTGCACGAGCTATGAGAGACTACGCATCTAAGTTTATGAAATCTGGACTGCGTGATGCCGACGGCAATCTTAACTTCTTCTCACTATCTAATAACGAAAATATCCTATCTAAACTAGAGCGGGAAGCCTATGATCAGTTTGTAGCTGATGGATTATTAGATGTTACATTGCCACACGACATTGTCGGCTTAGCCGAAACACCATCTAATCTATATAAAGCACGGTTTCAAAAGGCTATGAACTGGGTTAGTATGCCGTTCCATGTAACAGAACGTGCCAACCGTGAGATTGTAGCTATGACTTCTTATAAGTTAGCATACGAAAAGTTTATGTCCAAAGGATATAGCGAGAAAGCTGCACAAGAAAAAGCTATTGAAACAGCTAAAGATTTAACATATAAATCAATGTTTGATTATTCAACATTAAATAAACCTCGTTATTTCCAAGACCCAAGCTTAAAAGTAATTTTGCAATTTAAACAGTTCTCTCAGCAAATGACTTACTTATTAGCTCGCAGTGCTTATGAATCTATTGGTAAACAGTATTTGCCATATAAAGATTTAGTTGCTATGGAGAATGAGGCAAAGAATAATCGTACTAAGTTTGATCCTAAAATGCAGGAAATGCTTAATGATCTTCGTAGTATTCGTGAGTCTATTAGAGAAGACCATAGGCAGAATAAACCTGGGCTTCCTCCACTTACAGAAGATGAACTGGCTAAAGCTACCGATGACTTTATAAAAGAAACTAGAAGAGAAGCTAGAGCACGTCTTGCTGGAACTTTAGGTATGACTGCAATTTTTGCTGGGGCTACGGGTTTACCCTTATGGTGGTTGGTATCCGGAATTATGAACGCCATGCACGCAGCTTTTGGTGATGAGGACGATACATGGGATTTTGACAACTGGTTTAAGAACTGGTGTGCCCATACCTTTGGTGGCTTTGTAGGTGATTCTATATCCCGTGGCATAATATCTCAGACTCTTGGGGCTAACGTAGCCGACCGACTTAGTTTAAATGACCTATGGTTTAGGGATGCTCGTAAGAGTCCTGATGAAGTAACGGCTATGCAGAACTTTGTATTTAATGCTCTTGGTCCCACAGCGGGACTAGCTATGAGCTTTGCCGACGCATCTAAACAATGGAGAGAAGGTAATCTTGAGCGAGCTATAGAAACAGCCAGCCCAGCCTTTGTTAAGAACTTCCTAAAGGGCGGACGGTTTGCGGTTGAGGGTAGGGCCACAACCTTGCGTGGAAATGAGCTTGTAGGCGACATTACGGGGGCCGAAGCAGGATGGCAAGCATTAGGGTTTACCCCAGAACGTGTAGCCCAAAGACAGAAGGCCGACATTGAAATGAAAGCGGCTGAGCAGCAAATACTTAACCGCCGTCAATCTTTGCTAGATGCATTCTTTATGGGTATAGATAACCAAGATGCTGATATGGTAGACCGGACTATGGAGAGAATAGGGCAGTTTAATTTAGCTAATCCAGGTGTTGCCATTACCGGTAGAAACTTAAGCCGTTCGGTACGTGGTCGCTTTAAGCAACGTATCTTAGCCGAAACTACAGGCGGTATACCAATTAATAAGAAATTGATTGGGGAGCTTAGCAGCATGGGCGACTACGGCGATCCCGACGAATAAAAAACCCCACCGCTAAGGTGGGGCAAACGGAATCAACCGAGGAAAACGAAGTAGCCCAAAGAAAGACTACGTGGTAATAATACTACAAAATCCGCCAAACCCGCAAGCCACTAATACCTTTTTCCACTACAACCCTAGTTTTTATTTCATATCCTAAGCGTCTTGTAGTTTTTAAAATGGTAGCCTTAGCCCCTTCTGTATCCAAACAAGGGATAAAAAAGGAAGAACCTATTACAAAGTTTTTCCAATTAACTCGGAAGTCCAGACCGTGGATCAACATCTACAATAGCATTCTTGGCTTCTTCGATAAACTGGTCAGTGTCTTGGAAGTGGGCATTATTCATATCAAACAAAAATGCGTCCACAGTCGGCGACGTAATCTTAGTGCCTTTACCTAGTCGCTTATTAACCTTACCCAAAAATGCTTTATCAGCTTGCAAAGAAGTTAGCACATCTTTTAAAGTAATCTGATTGTCAGAACAATACTTACGGAACTGTTTAGCGCTAATATAAATATGCTTATTATCCGGTTCAATTCGTACAAACAAATCATTAAACTTAGGTTCAAGAATAGGTAGCTGTTCCATGCCAGAACGCTTATCAGCTTTACCATTAATGACTAATATGGCTGCACGATGATGGTTCATAAATTCACCAATTACGCTAGAGTTGTTTTGTGCAGGCATCTTAACTTCAGTGCGCATTACTTTAAGTTCTTTAACTATCCAATCAAAGACACGTTTAATATCGAAGTCAATAATTTTTAAGTCTTTAGCAATCAAAGCCCCAGCAATATTACATGCGCATATAGCAGACCAGAAACGTTCTCTGTTTGTTAGGCCGACAGCCTTGTCCAAGCGTTGTTGAACTTGCATAACTAGGTCAATGGCCGACTCTAAGTCGCTTACTAAATACTTAGCATACTCCACACCAGCATGCCCATAATTATCGTACAAACGATTAAATATAACGTCGGCTTCTTCTTTAGTAAGATTTCCAGTAAGTTCAATTTTGTACTCCAGTAGTCGCATGAATTCGCCATCAGGCGTAGATTTTAAAGATGACAATTTGTCATAGAAAGATGCATTAGAACTGCACAATACTATGGTCGCCCATTTAGTAGCATTAACCCGTTCAGCATTAGTATGCTGTTGCATCCGGTTCTTGCCCCGACCTTGCGATGCGCTATAAGCTAAGTCAGAAAAGTGGTCGCCTGATAGTTTAGTTACCTCATCAATCGTTACAGGCAAATTATTCATTACACCCATACGGTGAATGATGGCATTCATAGTATCTTTCCACTGTAACATTAACTCTTCTGGATGACCCCATACGCTGTTACACATCTTGAGAATAGTAGACTTACCTGTACCTGAGGTGTTGTTAATCAGATTGATAATGCCGCCTTTAAAATTTAAATGTTTAAGTAGCGGCGCACCAAACGCAGTAAAGAAACCAAACGCATGTGGTTCAAACCCTTCGGCATCGTAGACCTTAATTGTTTTCTTCCAAGCATCATAGTCACCTGCTGGTTTTAACCAATCAGATAATGATCCTGTTGCTACAGATGGCGGACTATACGCAACTCTATCTGCAGATATTTCTTGTTCACCAATAATAAACTTTGTATCTTTGTCGGCCCAGCCAAATTGATTTCTCATAACTTCTAGCTCCATTTTATGTTGTAAATTTTTAGCAGATACAATGACATACGTCATAACTGCTTCCATTTGTTTTTTCCCGCCAAGCACACCATAAAAACCTAGCTTTTCTTTTAATTTATCCAATGACATTACGTCGGTAGCTGGCAAAGAAAATTCTTTTACGCCATCTCTTGGCAAATGCAATCTAAACCAAAGTGACTCGCCTTTGGCTGGATCATATAAACGTTTGACTATATAGAAGTCATGTTCATAAATGTTTATCGCATCGTCGCCGTTTTCATCGTCTTGAATCCGGACATAAACGCCACCATTTTTGCCCCGAAAGTAAGGGAACGGGTAATCTGGAATTTCGAAAACTTCTTCTTTACCATTCTCGTTCTCTTCCACGACGACATTATCTTCTGACTCAGCAATTTCGGATCCGAGCTGGATCGGAGAAGAAATCTTGCCCTTGTGCGGGCATTCCGTGCACGACGTTGGGTTAAGCTTTTGAAATATGTTGCATGTAAAAGGGCCCTTTGTCGAACGAGCTTTACGCTCTGTTGACTCCGATGAATACTCGGGATGCCCCGATGATATTTGGTGTATCGCTGTGTCATGATCTACGCAGTGAGCTGCAATCGACAGCCCTGCCCTCCATAATGGTTCTTCAATTGTGTCTTGGTTTACTACAATGTTTTCAAGCTGGGCACATCCTTTGCCATTCATGGTTTTAATCATGATGGTTTTAAAGCGGCTTTGCTTATTACCTAACAATGCTAAGGCTGACTCGCTCATTTGGCGAGGTACCCAATCAGGGGCTATCAACACGCCGATGGTAGCTTTAATAGCTTCGTACTCAAGCTCAGGTTCAACCGCCAATATTTCTACAGGCAAACCCTCTTCATCTTTAAAGTTAAGTGTGCCGGGTACACGTAGGATAGATGCGTTGTCGGCAGTGCGTGATGGGTCAGCATGGAACTCATATTCTTCGCACAATGTTTTAAGACGTTCAGCTACTGGCTTCCACTGTAATCGGTCGACTACAGTTGTTAATCTCCAATACGCATGTATGCCACGCCCTGAATTGACAATCGTCGGCAAAGGTAGGTGCACCTTTGCACAGAACTCCTTGAGTGCCGATAAGCCTTCAGCTTGGTCTGCATATGGTTTGCCTAAACCACAATCGACGTCAATCCAAAATGCTTTAATTAAATTGCCGTTAGGCTGTATGCGCCCTTCTTTTGGATCAATATACTTAGCACAAGCAAAATACACGTTGCATTTTTCTTGTAGCAGTTTGTCAATCTGCGTCTCTGCCTCAGCAAGAGTTGCATGAAATGTTTGTACTGGGGATTTTGACCCATCTTGCCGTAAGCCGACTATGCAGTAATGCCCCTCCCCTTCGGGTGGTAACACCTTGTCTAATAGATCTGTTGTAGGCACTTAAATTTGTTCTAATAAAAAGTCTTGGACTAACTCAGCTTTACGTGGGTGAGGTTTAGACACACCAGTAAACCATGAATAAATAGTCATGCGAGATACCTTGAAGTACCTCGCAATCCTATCAACCGGAACGTCGTTTTTAATACACCACTTGCCAAGCTGTACCCCAACTAGGTCAGGGTTAGCAGCTTGGATGGCTTGTACTAAACGATAACTATAACCTCTTAAACTCATTCTGAATCGTCGGTAGACCAACCACTCATCACGGCTTTGAGATCACGTTTAGGTGTAGGCTCGGCTTTCTTTTCAACACGTTTTTTTGGCTCTTCAATTTCAGTTTCAACTGCATTTAAAACTGGATCTGCCATTTTTGGTGCTGGAGCAGCTAGCTTCTTAACGCCGTCGGCCTGCGCAACCGTCATAGTAATAGCGTTTATAGATGCTGGAGTTTCACTTAACTTCTTAGCCTGTTCCCACTCGTGCTTCTCTAAGAAACGTACTGGGCGGAAGAACAACTTACCTACTGTAGAGTCTTCATCAAACCGCATTTCAGTAACCAAGTTAATTAAGTTGTAGCCTTGTGAGCCAACATACTTAGCGTATTGGTTAAATGGCATGTGATCTAAATCGCCAGGATCTTTCATGTCGTAAAAAATCGATTTGGATTGCAATGTCATTTGATAAACATCGCCTTCCAAATCAGATGCCAACGCTACTGCAATTCGGCGGTTCTTACGACAAGCTTTAGTATTACCTTGACCGGAACCGTTAATGTCTTGTGGACATCCTACGCAAGCAGAAGCTTGTGGTTCTTTAACAGATGGATCAGGTTTCTCACCGTCGTTAGACCAGCAGTCAGGTGGTGCAGCATCAGCTTTAGGATCCCATGCTTTAGCATAGAACGTTCTTGAGATATGCTTAGATGCATTAACAATTACAACTTCCAACTTATCGCTGTTTGTTTTAGAAATATCAGATCCATTTACTTTTAATACAAATCTATTATTCCCAAGAGCAATCCGCTTAACTTGCGCACCACCACCCGATAGGGCTTTGGTTACATCATCAAGCTGAACCTCTTTAAGGTAGTCAGGTAGTTGTTGATTAAAAAGGGCGACGTTACTCATTTGCTTCTCCTTACGGTAATAGCGTATGTGCGATCCACATTAAGTCCGGCGGGATGCAAATCCGGATTCTCCTCCAAAAATTGTTTCATATTGGATTGATGAATTCTTCTTTCTAATAACTCAGGAGCATTCTGTTCAAACAAGAACTCATAGAATTTCTCCCAATCATTAGTCCAGTAGCGTGACTTGACACCACGCATAGCCGTACCGTGCGCAGTCTTAATGCTGTCGGCCCCGGTTTGTTTGCATACATCAAGTATCTGCTGGGAAATTAGTTCAAGCTGCTCATTTAAATCAGCTTCTTTAGCTTCAAGTTCACGACGGATTTCATCTCGAGCGTCACGAATCTTGATATAGACTTCGACTAGTTTGTCTACGCTGACGACGGGTTGCTCTACCACTTCGGTATTTTCCATTTCGTTTTCCTTTAATTGTTGCGGGTCTTCGCCCGATAATTAATACTACTACAATTACTTTACTCTGTCAATTCTTTTTCATCAACTTCTTTTTTATATAAGTCAATAATTTTTTCATGCACATCTAATTTATTTTGCAACATGTGGTACAGCCTTGTCTCTACGGGACTACCCTTAATATGCACAATAGTCATAGCATTCTTTTGTCCTTGCCTATCAATACGTGCATTGGCTTGTAGGTATGTTTCTATGGATGTTACCGGTGCGTACCAAATGATTGTATCAGCAGCAGTTAGCGTGACCCCATGTGACGCAGCTTGAGGTTGAATAATAAGAACTCTTGGGTGTTCTGTCTCTTGAAATTTTTTAAATATTTCGGTTCGTTTATTAACCGTTACGGCCCCATTTATAACGTCACAGGTAATACCTGCCCCTCTCAAATGCTCCGTGAGTAGCTCTATTGTATGCGTGAACGGCACAAATACAAGCACTTTGTGACTAGCTTCTTGGATAACTTCCTCGATAACTCGTAAGCGATTAGACACGTCAAATTCAACAACAGCACCAGTGTCAGAATAGACAGCCCCACCAGAAATTTGCAGAAGTTTATTAAGGTTAATAGCAGCATTGACGGTACTGATTTCTTCTCCATCTGCCACCATGAGCATTTCTTTTTTGAGAAGTTTATAATATTTCTCCTGTTGCGCAGTAAGGGGGGCGTCTCTGTAAACATGTGTGACCTCTGGTAAGTCTAGGCAATCTTTCTTTTCAAATCTTATTGCTGGTTGGAGCGCATTAAATACTACTTGTTGTGCATCGGGTTTGGGCATCCATCGGTATTTGCTTACGTTAATCATAGTCTGATCTCTGAAAGCACCAAAGAATCTAGGCACGTTATCCGGTACACACAGCTTTGCTAAACCAAAAGCATCAGTAGGACTTTGTGCTGCTGGAGTACCAGTCATCATCCATAACCAAGTTCTTGGGGTTACTATATGGTTAAGGGTTTTCCAGCGCTGAGTAGTAATAGTCTTATAGGCATTTGCCTCATCAACAATAATGAGATCAAAATTGTTTCTCATAATATCCTCGGCTACAATTTCAACGCCGTCATAATTGATAATTACAAATTGTGCGTCGCTGTCAATAATAGCTTTACGCTTTAACCTATCTCCATAAGCTACGCCAACCTTGCGGTGCATAGCAAATTTAAATAAATCAGCCTGCCAAGCAGACTGCGTAATAGATAAGGGGCAGATAATAAGCGCACGTAGTACACGCTTTGTTTCCATCAAATAATCAGCAGCCCAAATTGCTGATGCCGTTTTACCTGTACCTTGCTCATTAAAACAAAACGATCTTTGATTAAGCGTAAGGAAGTTGGCAGTTTCTTTTTGGTGTGCCATAGGTTTAAATAACCCCGGCCACTTGTAATCTTTTTGGATAGGCGAAGGAATGTTTTTTATCCTTAATTTATTTAATACTTGTGCTTCTTCTAAACCCCAATGAACTGCAACTTTATGGAGCTCGCCTTCCGTTTCTATAACTTCACTTTTAGGTATACATTCAGTTATTAAATTAGGTCGGCGGGTAGTAATTACAATAGCTTTGTTATTTACTATTTCCATTTTTAGGTTTATTCCGTTTCATTGTATGGTCTGAGTTACGAGAATACGACCGGTTTGCGCTAGCTGCTTCTACTCTAAGATTAGACTTAACCGTTTTGCCACCTTTGGATAGTGGCGTTTTGTGGTCAACGTCTTTCCCATCCCCTTTGTGGGCTAGCCCAGCTTTCTCCATAATTTTTCTAGCCTTATTTCTTTGGGCACGTTTTTTCTTAACGGCTGGCGTACCATCGTACATTTCATATTCATGTTTGTACGGTCTTGGCTTGTTCACATAGGGCATAGCGGTCTCCTTCTTTGCGGAAATAATATACAGAACCATCTGCTAGAACCATACATTTTATGCCGGTTTGTGGGTCATCACCAAGCATATCTTTAATTATTTGTTCTACCTGTTCTTTATTAGGAGGGTCGGATGCTATCCAACCAGCAAAAGGTACGGGTTCAAAATTGTTCATTTAATTTTCTTCTTTGCTAAACCACCCGCCCTGCGTAGGTCGCTGGAATGTAGTTTTTTAATATCTTTATCTTTAATCTGACCAGCTTTTTTGGCTATGACTGCAGCCTTTTTTCTCTTAACAAACTTATCTTCACTAGTAACAAAGCCACGCTTAGCATTCTTGTCTTTGATATGTTCTTTAACTTCTATTTGGTCATGTGCCCACTTTTTTGAAGGCGCCTCAATAATTACCCCAGTCTTTTTATCTTTGACTGCGGGCGCTACAATTTTTTCTTTTGTTGCCATGTACTTATCCTCTTCTCTCAAGGCTACGTTAATAGCCCACTGCACTTCTTCCCAAGTAGCCCTTTGCAGGATAACTGCCACATATTCCTGCCCCTTCCGAATATTATCAAACATTTCCTGTAATGTCTTGGCTTGCCATTTTTGTTTCTTTTTGGAACGTTTCAAAGCAGTTCCTCTTTTTTAAATCCTTTTTGTTTAAGTACTGCTTTAAACTTTTTCATAGCCCGTTTTTCTAATCCATTTATGCTTTCCCTTTGCATGCCTAATCTTTGGGCTATTTCTGCCTGTGTCATATCAAAATTAGACTGATCTTGTGCTTCGGGTATAACTTCATTTATGTAATCTGCTATGCGCATCTTAGGCACTTTTATTTCTCCGTCTTGTTTTAACCGCAACAATACCAACTTCTGCTTCGGGTTCTGCCTTGCGTGCTTCAATCATAATGTCTGCTAACTCATACGCATTGGACGCTAAAACTTTATATGGCACTTCATCATTACTTCCCGATGCCATTAGCCCATTCAAAGCAAACATCGCAAAGCAATCCCTTAAATCATTCTCATTCATTTCCAATGCCCTTTTCCATTATGTTCACAATCTTTTACTGGGCAGAACTTTTTACAGGTAAAATTCGGCTTTGCATTCCACACGTTATTCTCGTGGGCGGCCTCTAATTTATCAGTTTCTTGTATCCATATAACCCACTTATCCGACGCTTCATATTTAATGTAATTAGCTTTAACAAACTCCTCGCTTACTACAAAAGCCAAGCCAGCTTTAACTCTTTCTACGTGAGGGAAATGCTTAAACACGCACAGAGCCATAAGCTCTAACTGTTTAGTGTCGGCATACTGGGCAGACTTACCAGTCTTATAATCAATAATGTGTGCCACGTTATCGTTAATGATAACAAGGTCAGCTACGCCTCTAAACCAAACGTCTTTATCAAAGAACCCACAAGCCTCTAAGTCTTGGGTCAACCCCATCTTATACTCACAATGCTTTGTTCCCGGTATTTCTCTAAGAACATCCAATACTGGAGTAAGGAATGAGAACTTTTCCGGTACCGGCACACCATCTTTAATGTGATCTTCCGCAGCTTTATGGACTAACTTGCCATATAACATCTGCTCGGACTCGGGTTCTGTAATGTCCTTGATTACACGCAAATGATAGTATTTGCGAGGGCATTGCTGAAACAACCCAAGCGACGAGTATGACCAAGTTATGCTCATTCTTTTGTGGGTATCCAAGTTTTAACTGCTGTGTTCATTAAACGTAATTCAACCTGTGCGTTCAAACAATGTTCGCTTGCTTCTACATAATTATTTTTTAATAAAGCATCTTGTGCTAATTTAATTTCTTTTGTTGCTTCTAGATAATATGAGGAGTATTCCATCTTTATATTTTCCATTCTTCAATAGCCTTCTTGCTACTACAATCACCATAGGATTTCCCTACACCAAGTTCGCATGTCAATGGGAGTTCTTGAGCCCACTTAGGCCTCCATTTCATACACTCATCAATATACAACATTGCAGGTTTAATTTCATCCTCGGGCACAACAGCCATTACCGCATCGTGTACGGTTAAAACTACTTTGTAACGTTTAGATATGCGTAGCATTTGCTCACCTATTACACATCTTGCTAGGGCTTGGCACACATTCTCCACCACTTTACCACCATAGATTTTTATTCGACCCCGTCGGCTTGCGTAAGAGTATTGTCCGTCTTGATCTTGTTGAAGGTCGGGGTAGTTGAGGAAGAGACCACTTGGCAATAAGAAACCATTCTCCGTAATGGTAAGCGCTTGCGGTTGATGCCCAACTTGGCATACTTTTTTACTTTGGAGGGCACTGAGGGCACTATTAGCTTCTTGCCACAATCGGGGAATGTACGGATATCGAACTCTGTATACGTCAATAATCCTAGCCGCCTCCGCATCTGTGATTTCCACCCCAAAAGTTTTGAGTTGTATACTAAACTTTCCAGCGCCCATGCCATACCCCGCACCGAGGATTGTCGTTTTACCCACGAACCGCTCGCTCGAATCAATTTTTTCTTCCGCCTTGTTATAGATAGCAGATGCCATGTTTTTGTATACATCCTCTCTCCTTTCGAACGCATTAACTAAATCGTTTTGACCTGATAGCCACGCAACTATGCGAGCTTCAATCTGAGACGAGTCGGCATCGATTAAAACGTAACCTTCTTGGGAGATAATTGCATCTTTGAGAAGAGATTTTCTTGGTAGATTCTGAAGGTTAAGTTTATCGTCACCACCCCAACGCCCTGTATGGGCGGCATAATATCTAAGCGGTACTGGCATACGTCCTCGTTTAGATATATTGATAAAGCGTTCAGTTCTCGTTTCTTCAAGGGTAGATTTTGTACCCAATCTCGCAGCAACGATTGCTTGCACTCTTTCATCGGGATATTCAGACAACGCTTTAAAACCTTCATCATTTTTTGCAAACGCATACGTTTCTTTTCCTGTGGTAATTGATATTTTCATAGGTGGTTCTACACCTAAAGATATTAGTAGTTCTGCTAGTTTAGGATTGGACATTAGGGTATCTTTATCTGCTACGCAAGCATTAAGTAATTTCTCTTTGCGGGCTTTAACTTGCATCAGATGTTGTTCAAGCAAGACCGTGTCTAAAAATAGCGTCGGCTCTGCAAACATTTTGATAGTCAAACTAATTAGCTTTAACTCCGATAGGCTAAACCTAGGCAGTAGTATGTTAAATAAGCTGTATGTTAGCTCCACATCGTTATTACAATATCCACCGTATGCGCTAAGATCATCGACGCTAAAATCCGCACGCCGCTTGTTGATCGCTTGTAATACTTCTGTCCCTTTTCGTCCCAAGTTATAACGCTCAACAAGTTTAGCAAGGGAGTTTCCAGCTTCCAAACCATCTGTCGCACGAGCCATGCTAAGCGTGTCCAGCCAAGCCATTGGTTGAATACCAAACCGCCAAGACAAAATAGCTGAGTCAAACATAGCATTATGGGCAAGAGCAAAAGAACTACCCCAGTCGTAGTTATGCAAGAAAGCCAATAACTCTTCGTGAGAACCGCTAAACCATTTTGTTTCATCATCATTCTCCTTTATAGATACACCAATAACCTCAAAGCGATCATCACGCACATACTCTTCAGTCGTCAGCTTCGACAAACTAAAGTCCTGTGCGTAATAAGTTTCAAAATCTAAAGTTAAAATATTCATTCTTTTGCGTATTCTTCTATGTCTACTAATTCTTCTTTAGGTTCTTCTTCGTCGCATCTTTCAATCAAAGCTGCGTAACCGCATACGTCAACTAAGTTATCTCTGTGGCTTGGGTCGTTAGCAAAGCGTGCAACTTTAACAAGCATCATCAAAGCGGCAACGTCTTTTGCATTTACTTCTATTTCATTTTTGGCATTTAAATATGCGTTCCACATAACCGCAATCGTTTTTAAATTCTTGCTTGGGTGTCCGTAAGTTTTCTCTCTATCGCCATAAATAATGTCGTTAGCTTCTCTTAATATGTTTTTCATTTCCCTTGTGCCTTTCTTAGTATTGCTCTAGCCAATTCAACAGGAAAGTTTCTCCAACCACCATCGGATTTTTTAGATTCTGTTAAATAAAAGTCTTGCTCCACAGCCTTATACACTTCTTCTATTTCCTCATCTGTTAGGGTCTTTGCTGGATGGGTGTAGAGTGGAATCCATGTGCCTTCAAGATGCTCAATCACTTGTAAGTTAATTAACTTTGGCTTTCGGTCTTCCAAGCCCAACAACATCCACGCTACTGGTTCATTGTCAGCCTCTTGAGTAAAATCAGATAGCCTTTGTAATGCGGCTTCTTTTTTCAACGCCTCTATTTCAGCTTGTTGCTGGCGTAGCATGGCTTGGGCTTTAGATACAACTTCATATCCAGAAATTAAATCTAAATCATCCAATGCTTCAGCTAGTTCATTTGCGTTCATACCAACTCCACAAAAGTAAATTCACTGGTCGGCACATCATAAAAGTATTCGCCTGATGCGACCTTTACGTTACGCACTTCTTTCATTGGAAATTCAAATATCTTTTTAGCCTCTATCCAATAAGCGTGATTCATATCGTGTGTGATAGCAAAGAATAGTGCATGCCCAGCAAAGAATTTTGCTTTACGACTAGGCACATGAATGGTAGGAAATGGGCAGGTTGGACTCCATTGACGAACCTCTACCTCAACTACTCCAATTCGTTCATCGCCTTCCAACACAAGTAAGTCGACGCCGTAACGATCGGGATTAGGTAATATTTTGTAACCCATTTTAGATAAATACTTTGCAACTACTTCCTTAGCAGGAGCATCGTATTTATCGTGAAGGTCTTGCTCAAAAGCTTTAGTCCAACTCATGGGCTATCCCCAGTTGGTAGGGAAAAAGGATAGAAAAGTTTGCCAATAGTTTTGCCTGATACAGTATTGTATGTTATAGAAGAACCCTCACGCTTCATGGGTGCGCTACTAAATGAACTTATTTTTATTTCGTCGTCTTGTGGGTTAACAAGTCCTTCCAATACAATCTCAGTAAATTTCTGTTGCATTAGTTCGTTTATGCCAGCCTCAAGTTTTTTGCAGTCTTCTTCGTTTAAATATTCTTTGTAGGAACGAATTACCCCCATCCATTTATGCTCTTGCGTAAACTCTTCGGGGTGTGTTTTCATGCGTTCAAGCAACAGGGCGACCCCATCGTTTTGTTTTCTTGTAAGAACGGTCATCGCCTCATTAGCATCGTCCATCGTCATCTCCTTGTAGATAAAGGGCTAGCTCGTGGATGTTGTCCTCGTTGATAACGAACGTATGCCCACCTGCCTCACGAATCTTACGCATCTCTTTTTCTTGCAAAGCAGTCGGCTTGTTCTTTGCCGTAGCCTTACATTCAATAGCAAGGAATAGGGAATTAAAACAGCAGATAATGTCAGGCACACCTGATCTGCCAAAGCCATGTGTGGCTGGAAAGAAGTAATATATGTCGTGGGCTTTAAGTAGCTTAACTACCTTAGCCTTTACCTTTGCTTCGGGCGTCATTTCGTTTTCCTTTTATACTGCTAATTATTGACACAGTATAGTCCTAAAGAAAACAAATTGCAAAGTATTTTATAGGGACTTTCCCTAACATTTCGACATCAATGTCGTTTTGTTACGACAATAAAAAAGCCACCCGAAGGTGGCTTAGTATGGGAAGAAGCAGATTACGCACCCATTTGCGTTCGAGGAGATGCTCGGTTTCCCGACGCTGACCGCTACATCATGCGAGATAGGTAGTCAGCATTACAAATATCACGTGAAGTGACAATTCTATTATTGCTTGACTTTAGTTTTTCCGTCAACAATATAAAACACATGGTCAAGTAGCTTGACCCCAAGATGAGAGTAATACTCGCCTTGTTGTATGACTTTGAACATAGCCAGCTTCTCGCCCATATCTTTAGGGATTTGGTCAAAAGCCGAATACTTAATTACCTCATCAGTTTTAAAGTCAAGGATTGCATAGCTACCATCTGTGTAGGCTTGCACACCATACCCAAGCTTGGCTTCTAGCTCATCACTAACGGCTTTGACTTCGTAATACTGCTCACATACTTGGTCGGTAAGTTTTATGTTAGAGATATATACAGAGCTATTGGCTTGGAGTGTAACTATTCCTTCGCCGTTGATGCGTGCGTGATACGAGGCTAAGGCAAAGTCTCTAGCTATTTCATTTTGTCTCGTTGACCAAGAAACCTGATTGTCAATGCTACCTAAGGCAGACTTAACCCTTTCCGATACCATGTTGCGTATCTGATTGGCTAGTTCGTCCTTAGCTCTGGCTACTAAGCCTTTCTTAGCATGACGCAACGCAACCTTCTTGTGTATAGAAGTAGTCATGTTGCCACCTCGCAATTTATTTATGCGAAAGGACTCGACCCCATACACTAGCTCTTTCTTACCACACCGATACTCTTCGGATGTGCCGACAGAACCCAACTCCTCGCCACCTTCATACACCTTAACTTTGTGATACGCATCATAGTGGTCGTATTGTTTAGTGGTTTCGTTTAGTTTGTAAATACTTCTTACGCAGTCGTTGTCTAGCACAAACCTACACTTTGGCTTGACAAGGGCTACATCATCTACAAACTGTTCTAGGTCTTCAGCAAAAGGCAAGCCCTTCTTCTTCGCATCTAGTGCGGTGGTATCAATCTTTGTTAGCATCATTACTCCTAAAAGTTAAACTTCGATAAAATTGCATCAACCTGAGATTTAACAGATTGTCTTGCTACTAAGGAACTACGCAGTTCTTCAGCATCGTGCTTGCTTAGAGCTAGCTTCAAGTCCTGACGAGCCTTCTCCATCGCAGGGTCTTTAGTTATGTTGAGGTGCTTTAACATATCTACTAACTCTACTGCGTTGTCGACTAGCGTATCTCGAAAGACACGAAACTCCTCAACCATCTGACCATTCTCGTCTTTCACATAGTCAACACTCAGTCGGTCACTCATGCGGGTCAAGCAATCCTTAAGCCTTTCCCACGCATCACGCATTGCGTTGTTGAGGCGATCTTGGTGTGCCTTATTGCAGTTCGCAATGATGTCGGCTTTGGCTTCCTCGTTGATGTCGATACGGAAATCCCCTGCGTTGGGGACAGGGAAGAAGGAATAGTTAAACTTAAATCTACCCCGCAATGAACCCGCATCAGGATATTCGTTTCTGTCGAATAGGTCACCAAGTTGGAAAGCCGCCGCCGATACCAAGTCAGGATAAGAGTCAATGAACTTGTCGACTAATGCGTTGTAGTTATCTTCCATTACATTGAGTTGCTCTTTGTAATTCATGAAGTTGCTCATAGGCAAAAGACGAGAGCCATTGTCAGACCACGGAAGCGTCTGCGAAAGATGCCATGCACGAGCACCAGCCGCATACTTGATGATCTTATCCAGCACACCTGTGCCTGCCATCAAATTCTTATTGACATTGACGGCTGAGACTTTGGTGTTCTTAGCTACATCTACTTCTGCCGAGACTTTCTTGTCTAGCTTGCGTGCAGTCCAAGAACTAATAGATAGCTCGACAAGCATAGCCGATGAAGCAATACTAATTTCATTACTCATTTCCATCTCCTTCGTTGGTTAACATTTCGACACCATTGTCGGTTTGTTTTACAGGGACTTCATTTAACTTCAAAATGTGTTGTATTACTTGAGAATACGATGGGCGGAAGCCTAGCTCACCAGATAAGCTCACCTGCAACTTTTTCAAAGCCGCCATAGTCTCGGGGTTAATTGATACATTTACTTTTGTCATTTCTTACTCCACATGAACGGTTTTACCAACAACAGAATCGAAACCTCGATTCCCCTTTACGCACCACAACACAGGCATGCTACCTAAACTTGCGTAGTCGCTTGGGCTTTGCTGTCCTATGTAGCCATCAGTCAGGAACAACAAGCACTCGGCTTTCATATTGTTTTTAGCAATATACTTGGGCACGCACACAGGGTTAGTGCCACCACCGCCTGCTGGTTTAGTAGATTCGACCAATCCTGAAAGCTGGCTATTGTTATATGTTTCTCGAGAAGCAACAGCCGTATCCCAATACAGAATATCAATCTGCTCGGGATTAACTTCTTCGCAGATGGATTTCACCTCGGATAGAAACTGCGTCAATTCCTCAGTCCCGATAGAGCCTGATGTATCTATGCCAATGATGATGCCACCCACATTTTCAGAATAACTGCTCGGCATAATAAGGTCGGAAGCAATATACCTTTTGTGAAGGCGACGCCAGCTTGTCTTATCCTTTCCTTGTGTGACGGACTTAACAAAATCACGCAATGCTTCTTTCCAATCTATCTTAGGCACAAGCATTTCGCTGATAGAGCGCTCTACATTACCGCCCATCTTGCCCACGAGAATAGAACCTTGACGCAACGCAGACTCTATTTCTCTTGCGTGTGCATCTTGCTCTTCCTGTGTGCCTTCTTGTGCCCCTTCCCAATCATGCTCATCAAAGCCTTGCGGTAACTTTTCGACACCATCGTCGTTTTGTTCACCGCCGTCGCCCCCATCATCAGAAGAATGAC